GCGGCGTGAATACGCTTGATATCCCTTTTAGATTCTTAGAAGCTATGACTGCTGGGCTGGCTTATAACTTAGCCCTTAAAACTCCTGAAGCAGAAAGTAAAATACCCATGCTTAAACAACTCTATGAAGAGGCTTTTGAACTGGCGGCTGATGAAGATCGTCAACGAGTGTCTTTTAGATTTGTTCCTAACATAGGTAGCGTAGGCGGCGGGGGCTGGTAAGTGGGTACTCCTTTTGCTGGTGAGAAACGGGCGTTTGGGTATTGTGATAGGTGCAGTTTTAGGTACCCTCTAAAGAAACTACGTACCTATGTTATTATAGGTAAACGCATAAACATGCGGGTGTGTCCAGAGTGTATGGACAAAGTTGGTGGCGACCACCCACAAAACTGGGTAGGTATAATAGGTGCTCAAAAGGTAGCAAATGACCCACAAGCTCTACGCAACCCAAGACCAGATACGAATTTAAATGCCTCTAGAGGTTTATTTGCTTTTAACCCTGTGGCAACACAGACTATTACCACCACATTGAATGATGTGTTTATTACAATTACTTGAGGTATAATATGGCACAGTTTGAAGGTTCTTCTAAAGATGTTAAAGAAGACAAAAAATTAGCAAAAAAGAACAAAATGTCTATGTCAGATTGGGAAAAGAGCCCGAAAGACGCTAAGCACGACAAACAGAAATCTATGAAGGGTCTTAAGAAAGGTGGTATTACATCTATGGACGCTAAAAAGATGGGTCGTAACTTAGCTCGTGTGGCTAACCAAAAGAGCACTGGAAGAGGTAGATAATGGCTAAGCAACATATCGAAGGGTCTGCTGAATACAAGGGTGTTAAATCTGTACCTACTCCTGTAGGCAACGGCTACCCTGTTAAGATAGACAATAAAAAGACTATTAAAGTACGTGGTACTGGTGCTGCTATTAAAGGCACTATGGCTTCTAGTAAAATGGGCTAATAATGAGTTTTACATACGCACAACTTAGTACGGCGATACAGCAGTATACTGAAGTCACAGAGGCTACTTTTGTAGCTAACATACCTAACTTTGTACAAAACGCAGAGACCTTGGTTAATAACTCTGTGCAGTTACCTGCATTTCGTACTAATGTTACGGGCGTAACAACAGCCAATTTTCCTTATGTAGCTCTCCCTCCTGACTTCCTGTCAGTATTTGCTTTGTCTGTGTACACCACGACTGTAATAGACCTAATACCTCAAACCACCCAAAACTACTTATACCAGAAAGACGTTGAGTACATAAGAGAAGCTTATCCTTATCCGGGTGTTTCTGGAGTGCCTCAATACTATGGTATTTTTGATAATGCTTCCTTTATATTAGGACCTACTCCTGATGACGAGTATTCGGTTGAGATGCACTATTATGCGTATCCGCAGTCTATAGTAGACGCAGGTACAAGTTGGCTAGGTACTAACTTCCCTAACGTATTATTGTGGGGTTCTTTGGTCGAGGCTTACATATACATGAAGGGTGAACCAGATTTGATTCAGGCTTACCAACAAAAGTATCAAGAGGCTATGGCTCTTCTTAAACAATTAGGTGATGGCAAAGATCGCATTGATACGTATCGTGTAATCCAAGTAAGAGATAAGGTAGTTTAATATGAGTGGAATGAGTGAACAAGCAAAGGTTATGCTAAACAGCGTAGCTATCGTAATTACAAACCCTGAGCCAGAAGTGGTTGAGGAAGTTATTGAAGAGGAAGAATAGCAATGGCTATCACACAGGCAATTTGTAGCACGTTCAAAAGTGAACTATTAGGCGCAGAACACAACTTTAAAGCGGTTGGCGGTAACACATTTAAAATAGCACTATACACTTCAGCGGCTAGTTTAGACTCTACTACTACTGCATATACAGCGACAGGTGAAGTTTCAAACTCTGGTACAGGCTATACGACTGGGGGCGAGACTTTAACTAATCTCGGTATAACACTATCAGGTGCGATTGCATTTATTGACTTTGATGACGTTACTTGGACTACAGCTACGTTTACAGCTGCAGGGGCTCTAATATATGACACTTCAAGCAGCAATAAAGCTGTAGCGGTATTTAACTTTGGTGGAGACTTTACTTCTACTAATGGGGACTTCTCAGTTATATTCCCAGCGGCTACAACCACAACTGCTGTTTTAATTTTAAATTAGTCTGTAGGTATATAAATGCCTTTACTAGCTGATCGAGTATTAGAATCATCCATAACTGCGGGGACGGGAACACTGACCCTTGCAGGGGCATTAACGGGCTATAGGACATTTAATTCAGCTTTTAGTAACGGTAACATAGTCTATTACACTATAGATGATGGCTTAGGAAATTGGGAAGTAGGCTATGGTACTGTAGGCACTGGAACGCTGACACGCTCTACCGTTCTTGAATCAAGCAATGCTAATGCCTTAGTTGTATTTACCTCTGTATCTAAACGTGTATTTTGTACAGCTCCTGTCCCTGCTTTATTACCAGATCAAACTGGAAACAGCACTAAGATTCTCTCTACTGATGGCTCTAATCCTTCTTGGATAGCTAATACTGTTGGTACAGTTACAGCGGTCTCTGTTGTTTCTGCTAATGGGTTTGCTGGCACTTCTTCAGGCGGTGCTACTCCTGCGTTGACTTTATCTACTTCTATTACTGGGGTTCTTAAAGGCGATGGTACAGCTATATCTGCGGCTACTTCTGGTACGGACTACAGCTTAGGAACCTCTGCGTTAACTACAGGCATACTAAAAAGTACTACAGCAACTGGGGCGCTAACCATTGCCATAGCGGCAGACTTCCCAACACTGAATCAAAACACTTCAGGTACAGCGGCGGGGTTAAGCACTACTTTAGTAGTGGGTTCAGGTGGTACAGGACTAACAGCAGTTGGCACTTCAGGTAATGTTTTAACAAGTAACGGCACGACTTGGGCGTCTACCGCCCCAGCGGCTAGTGGTATAACAACAGGTAAAGCCATTGCTATGGCTATGATTTTTGGCTTTTAAGGAACAACAATGGCAAACCCAAATATAGTTAATGTTACCATAATTAATGGTAACACCAGTACAACTTCACTAACTACAACCTCTGCAACTTCTCTAGTGAGTAATGCGGCTGCAAGTAGCAAGGTCTATAAAATAGACTCTATTGTTGTGGCTAACACCTCTGCTTCAGCAGCTAACATCACTATTAACGTGTATAGCGCAGCGGCTCTAGGTGGTACAGCATTTCCAATAGCTTCAACCATTTCAGTACCAGCTTATGCTTCATTGATCGTAACTGACAAGACCACATCATTCTATTTGCTTGAAGACAAGTCTATAGGTGCTACTGCAGGTACAGCTACTGCGTTGGTGGTAACAGCTTCGTGGGAAGAGATAACATAAGGAGGCTGAAATGTCGCAAAGATATTTAGCAGGGTTCATACAAGCAGGGCTCTTTAACCCTTTGGTTGCTCCCGGATCACCAACGTATACCTATGAGCTTTGGTCTTGGGGGCTTAATACTAATGGTCAATTAGGCGTAGGTGATATAACTAACCGCAGTAGTCCTACACAAGTAGGGGCACTAACCACTTGGTCTAAAATCCAAGCAGGGGGCATTCATTCTTTAGCAACTAAAACAGACGGAACTCTTTGGACATGGGGTAAGAGCAATTTCGGGCAATTAGGTCTAGGTAATACAACTGGCTACTCTAGCCCTAAACAAGTAGGTGCACTTACTACTTGGTTGAACATAGCGGCTGGATATTATTATTCTGTAGCAATTAAAACTAATGGTACTCTTTGGTCTTGGGGTCAGAACACTCAAGGGCAGTTAGGTTTAGGTAACGTAACTAATCGTTCCAGCCCTGTACAAGTAGGGGCTCTTACAACTTGGCTAAATATTGCCTGTGGATATAATCACACGTTAGCAACTAAAACAGATGGAACACTATGGTCTTGGGGGAGGGGTACTGGTGGGGCGTTAGGTATAGGTAATATCTCTAACTATTCAAGTCCTAAGCAAGTAGGCGCACTTACAACATGGTCAAATATAGCAGGGGGTACATATTATTCTATAGCTATTAAAACAGATGGAACTCTTTGGTCATGGGGGTTGGGGGCTAATGGGAAATTAGGTCTAGGCAATACAGCTGACTACTCAAGCCCTAAACAAGTAGGCGCACTTACTACTTGGTCTAAAACAGCATGTGGAGGCAGTAATTTTTCTCTAGCCACTAAAACAGATGGAACTCTTTGGGCTTGGGGAAGTAATGTTGGGGGGTACTTAGGTCTAGGCAATACAACTAACTACTCTAGCCCTAAACAAGTAGGTGCACTTACTACTTGGACTACTATATCTAATGGCGTATATCACGCCCTAGCTACAAAAACAGATGGAACTCTTTGGTCATGGGGGTTGGGGGCTAATGGGAAATTAGGTCTAGGCAATACAGCTGACTACTCAAGCCCTAAACAAGTGGGCACTCTTACAAAATGGACTGTAGTGTCAGCAAGTAACGAGTTCTCCATAGCCCTCAAATATTAGGAAAATACAATGCCAGTAATTTATCCATACGTACAATATTCAGGCATGTGGACCCCACAGAGTCAAATGCAAGCCGTAGCTGCGGGAACTTGGACAGGTCTGCCCGGACTTTGGTCTTGGGGGGCTAATTCATATGGGCAACTGGGTCTAGGTGATACAACCACCCGTTCTAGTCCTGTACAAGTAGGCGCCCTTATAACTTGGTCTAATATTGCTTGTGGGTCTCTCCACACTATAGCAACTAAAACAGACGGTACTCTTTGGTCTTGGGGGCGTGGTCTTAGTTTTGGGCAATTAGGTCTAGGTAATACAAATAACTATTCAAGTCCAAAACAAGTAGGAGCTCTTACAACTTGGTTAAATATAACTTGTGGGAGATATAATAGTTTAGCTGTTAAAACTGACGGTACTCTTTGGTCTTGGGGGTATAACAACAACGGGCAGTTAGGTTTAAATAATACAACTAGCTATTCTTCTCCTAAACAAGTAGGAGCACTTACAACTTGGTTAAATATTGGCGCAGGTCAATATCATGTTTTAGCCACTAAAACCGATGGCACTCTTTGGTCTTGGGGGGCTAATGGCAATGGACAGTTAGGTCTAGGTAATATAACTTACTACTCTAGCCCTAAGCAGGTAGGGGCATTAACTACTTGGCTTAAAATATCATCAGGCGGCTACAACTTTAACTTAGCAACTAAAACAGATGGTACTCTTTGGTCTTGGGGGCGTAATAGTAATGGGCAGTTAGGTTTAGGTAATACAACTGCCCGTTCAAGTCCCGTACAAGTAGGTGCATTAACAACTTGGTCAAATATAACGTGCGGAGAATACTGTGCTATAGCAACTAAAACAGACGGTACTCTATGGTCTTGGGGAAATAATAGTTTTGGGCAGTTAGGTTTAGGTAATACAACTTACTACTCAAGCCCTAAACAAGTAGGCGCACTTACAACTTGGTCTACAATAGCAGGAGGGCAGGGTCAATCTTTAGCCACTAAAACCGATGGCACTCTTTGGTCTTGGGGAAGTAATAATCTTGGTCAATTAGGGCTAGGCAATACAACCAACTACTCAAGCCCTAAGCAGGTTGGCGCATTAACAACTTGGTCTAAGGTAAAGGGTGGTGCATATTTTTTTACCGCAATAACTTCTCATTAATTTAATGTATACTATATACCCTTGTAAAAACACTAACGAGATCAGTATATGAAAAAGACTCTACATTTCCTATCAGGTGTGCCACGTTCAGGTTCTACGGTACTTGCAGCTATACTTAACCAAAATTCACAGACTAATGTATCTACTACATCAGGCTTAGTTCATGCTCTTGATGGACTTGCGAATACTTGGCATTCTGCTGGTTTACTAAATGAAAATGACCCAGAGCGTAAGAAGTTAGCGCAAACTATGCGTGGTGCGATTGATGCCTTTTATGAAGATGTAGATAAACCCGTTATTATTGATAAGTCTCGTGGCTGGCCTATTGCACAGATTATGTCTGCTATGGCTCAAGTATTAGGGCATCAACCAAAGATTATTGCCACTGTTCGTTCTGTACCTGATTGTGCGGCATCGTTTGTGCGTATTGCCAAGCCTGAAGACTTAGATGAGTTTATGGAGTCTGGGCAGTTGATGGATCACTTAAAGGCTGCGTACATATCGCTACAGAACGGTTACTTAGCAGCACCTGATAATTTCTTGTTTGTTGAGTATGATGACTTAATTTCTAATCCTAAAGAGCAACTACAACGCATACATGACTTTTTAGAATTACCTGATTTTGAATACGACTTTAACGCTATTGATGGTTCTACTGTTGCTGAGGATGATGAGCAGTTGCATGGTACTAAAGGTATGCATGATGTGAAACCTGTTCTTGAAAGGCAACACAATGAGCACCCAAAAGATGTGCTAGGTTCTTATTACGGTTCGTTTTGTCAGCCTGAGTTTTGGTTAGAGACGCCTAGAACTATGCCTGACTTACATGACTTAGACCTTCAACTAGCTGCATCTACTACAGGTGATTTTGCTGAAGGCTGGCGCATAGCGCAGAAGTTAGAGGCTACAGAGCCAAGTAACAACAGAGCTGCATATAATCGTGGTTGGTATCTCTTAAGACAAGGTCAGATTCAAAAAGGTTATCAGTTATTAGATAGAGGTCGTGTTGCTGGAGTCTTTGGCAATAAACAACCAGATGTACCTACACCACAGTGGGATGGCAAGACTAAAGGGATTGTACTGTTAAATCTTGAAGGTGGTCTAGGCGATCAAATACACCAAGTAAGATATGCAAAATATATCGCTGAGAAGGGCTGTAAAGTCATCGTGGCTTGCTCTGGTCAGTTAGCGTCTTTATTCGTTAATGTAGAGGGTGTATCTAGCGTTATTCAGCACGAAGCGGTGTTTGGTATCTATCATGACTTTTGGGTTGCTGGTATGAGTGCTATAGTACCGTTAGGCTTTGAATTAGAAGATATTAGTGGTGCACCTTATATAGCTAAACCTGTTACAATAAAGGGAAGAAAGAAACGCATTGGTCTAAGATGGCAAGGCTCTACTCAGTTTGAACATGAGCACCATAAAGCGTTTCCTTACCAGTTGATGTTTGATGCTGTTAAGAGTGATGAATACGAGTTTATAAGTCTGCAAAGAGATGCTGGTGTAGAGGCTACTCCGATGTGGGTTAAGCAAGTACCACTAAATAGTTGGGAAGACACTAGAGCTGCTGTAGCAAGTTGTGATTTGGTTATAAGTAGTTGTACGTCTGTAAGCCATTTGGCTGCAGCTATGGGAATTGACACTTGGGTGGTGACACCGATTATGCCTTACTTCCTATATGCACTAGAAGGCGAAGCAACCCCATACTACGACAGTATGACTTTAATAAGACAAGAAATATTTGGCGAGTGGCAAGCGCCTTTTGATAAGATTCAGTGGAGGCTAGAGAGACTATGAGCACTAAATATCCCGGTGGAATTATAAAGGCTACGGTGACACCACCTACGACAAGCTCAGCACCGGGCATATGGACATTGGAACAAGCTGGGTACTTTAAGAAAAATACAATGTGGCCCGGACTTCCTTTGGCTCCAACTGTAGGAACAGCAACGGCTGGGGTAGCTTCAGCAACAGTAACTCTCACACCTCCTAGTGATAACGGCTATGGGGCTCTAACATATACGGCGACCTCAACTCCCGGAAGTATTGTAGGGTCAGGTTCTTCTTCACCTATAACGGTGTCAGGGCTAACTAATGGAACAGCATATACCTTTGTTATCAAAGCAGTTACTGGTGGCGGTACAGGTCCAGCTAGTAGTGCGAGTAATAGTGTAACGCCTATAGAAACACATAGGCTATATAGCTGGGGCATCAATAGTTTTGGGCAGTTAGGTTTAGGTAATACAACTTATTACTCAAGCCCTAAACAAGTAGGCGCACTTACAACTTGGCTTAAAATATCAGCTGGATACCTGTTCGGCGTAGCTACTAAAACTGATGGCACTCTTTGGTCTTGGGGTAGAAATACTGATGGGCAGTTAGGTCTAGGTAATACAACAGGTTACTCAAGCCCTAAACAAGTAGGTGCACTTACAACTTGGTCTAAAATAGCAGGGGGGTCTTACCACACCATAGCAACTAAAACAGACGGTACTCTATGGTCTTGGGGAAACAATGGCAATGGGCAGTTAGGGCTAGGTACATCCGGTGCTGGTACTTATAAATCCTCTCCAAACCAAGTAGGTGCATTAACTACATGGCTCAATATAGCCGGGGGGGTAAACTATACCTTAGCCACTAAAACCGATGGAACCCTTTGGTCTTGGGGTAGAAACAGTAGTGGGCAGTTGGGTCTAGGTAATACAACTAACTATTCAAGCCCCAAACAAGTAGGTGCTCTTACAACTTGGCTTAATATAGCAGGGGGGTATTTCTTTACTCTAGCAACTAAAACTGACGGTACGCTTTGGTCTTGGGGCCTAAACAATTATGGAAATTTAGGTCTAGGTAATCTAACTGTCTACTCAAGCCCTAAACAAGTAGGCGCACTTACAACATGGTCAAATATATCAGCGGGGGATTTATACTCCATAGCTACTAAAACTGACGGAACCCTTTGGTCTTGGGGGAAAAATGCTTTAGGGCAATTAGGTTTAGGTAATACCACGTACAGGACTAGCCCTGTACAAGTAGGGTCGCTTACAAACTGGCTTAAACCGGAATGCGGACGTGATTTTTCCTTAGCCGTTAAAACTGATGGTACTTTATGGTCTTGGGGGTCAGGTATTTATGGGCAGTTAGGTCTAAACGGTACAGGCAACTACTCATCTCCTAAACAAGTAGGTTCTCTTACTACGTGGTATTTAGTTTCAGCAGGGTATGAACAAACATACGCACTTACAACTTAAAACAAATTCAACAAACAAAGGAAACAAAAATGACACAATTATATGTTCAGGTGGTAAACGGCGAAATGGGCCAATGTTGGGATACTGTTCCTCCAGTGCCAGTAGGTCAAGATGGTTGGAAGTATGCTATTGAGATTATTCCTACTACTATACCTTACCAACAAGGCTTAAATGGTCCAGTCTATGATTGCACTAAAGACCCTGTTGAGATCGTATGGACAGTTTATAACATCTCTATTGATAGCCGTAAGTCTAATATGAAGGGTCAGAACTCAGGCCAGTTCAACCAAGTTGTAGCTTATGAAGCGCAAACTGAAACTGATGGTAACCCTAATACGCACTACGATGCTCAAGTAGTCGCAGATGCTCAAACACGTTATGAAAGAATTAATGTTGAGATTACTGCAGCAACTACACAAGATCAGTTAGATGTGATCCAACAAGAACTAAATGCTTTTGTACCGCCATCTAACTAATATGAAGTTGAATCTTGGATGTGGGTATAACCAACTTGAAGGCTACATTAATGTAGATCAAGACCCACGTTGTAAGCCCGATGTTGTAGCAGACTTAGAGAAGACTTTGCCTTTTGAGGATAGCTCAGTAGATGAAATTACTCTAACTCACGTGCTAGAACATCTGGGTCAAGATACTAAAACTTACCTAAACATATGGAAAGAGTTCTACCGTGTGCTAAAAGACCAAGGCGTTATAAAGATTGTAGTGCCTCATCACTTACACGAGAACTTCCACCATGATCCTACGCACTGTAGGAAAGTAACGCCTGTCGGTGTGGATATGTTTAGTCAAGAAAGAAACCTGCATACGATTGAGACAGGTGGCTCTGAGACTACATTAGGTCTGCAGTTGGGTATTGATATTGGCGTTACTGAAGTTGGGTACGACCTCATGCCAGAAGTACAGAAAGAGCTGCAAGGGCAACCGTACCCTATAATAGAGCGTGAAGTTAACAAACGTAACAATGCTTGCTTTCAAGTACAGATCAACGCTAAAGTTTACAAACCTGCGAGAGGTCTATGAAAATACAATGGCACGAAGCCTCAACTAAACGGGGCTTAATCTGGGTAGTGACTGCTATAGTAGGAGCTGTTTTACTCTATCAAGGCAAGTCTGTAGACCAATTATTACTACTTGCTGGTGGTGTTGCTGGTGGTTTAGGTGTGGTGTTGAAAGACTGATGCCATACTTATTCGTTGCCCTTATTGTTACAAGTTTTGCTTCTGGGTACGGATTTGCGTATAAAGTATCACAAGCAGAAATTAGAGAGATGTCAGAGAGTATAGCTGATATGAACCGAGAAGCAGAATTACAACTAGCTACTCTTACTGAAGAAGCGGA